AGTTATCTGCCATTGCTTTTGATCAAGAGCTTTTAAAACGCCTAACCATTTATTACGTAATAATGCAAATTCGTTTATAATCTTTTCATAATCAACAACGTCAGCTTCTCCGTCTACGTAGCGTTCTACATCGCGACTGCTTAATGCACGTTGATAGTTTTCAAGATATTTTTTAAAATAAGAGCTACGCAATCTGCGTAGCTCTATATTTAAATAGTTTAGAATTGCTTCAATTTCTTGAAGTTGATTGAAACGATGTTCAACAATACCTGGCATTTCAGCTGCTGCTTTTTCAACATTACCTACTAACTTACATTCTTTTCTTGCTAAATCTAATTCAGTTTCAAAGTGTTGTATTGCAGAAGGAATTTTGCCAATGTTTCTTGATACTTCAGAATACCATCCCATTATTCATCCCATTCGTAGTCATCATCGTAGTCAACATCGCTGTCATCTTCTAAATAGTATTGTATTGCGGCATCTAAAATTTTATCTGTGCCTAAGCATTCTTTTAATGTTAAATCATCAACACCATAGTCTGCTAACATATCAATAAATTTTTCTGCTACAATATCGATTTGTTTTTTTGTCTAAATAATTTTTAAACAAGTTCCAAACATCAACTATTTGATCTTCATTCATTGACTACAGGCTCCTCGTCATGGTCTACAACTTCTTCGATTGCATTGTCGGTATTTACCATCTGTGCTTCTTTTTGCGGCATATCTGCCATGACCATTTCGAGTAGTTCACCTGTCCAGTTCTTGCGATATTCTAGTGTTTCTTCTCCGGCGCTATCAATATACTTGTAGCGATTACCTTGTTTTTCTAATAGACCTTTTGCTTCAAACAAATCAAAAAGTCCACTATATGGATCCATTCCTGTTTCATAAGGAATTTTTACTTGCACACCTTCAAACGGTTTAGCGTAACGTGTTTTCATAACTTTACACCCTGCACGAATACCGTTGACTGTGCTAGTTTTATTACCATCTGCATCTTCTTTTAATTTTAGCTTCTTCATGGCAACAACAATACTAGAAGCATAGATAAAGCCTTGACCGCCTGAAATCTTATCATGCGGATCAAACATATCTTGCGATGCATATGTATGGTTAGTTGCAACTAGTCCAACGTTGTGTGAACCAAACATGTTTACACAATTACGGACTAATGCAGTAAGTGCCTTGGGCTTTCTACCCATGTCACCTTTCATGTCACCTTTGCTAAACTGATCAACATCAGTAGGTGTCAACAACATACCTAAACTATCAATAACAAATAATACTTTAGGACGATCGTCTTCATCCATGCTTTTGTAATCTGCCATAAATGTTGATACTGTTTTAGCAACGTCATCGATCATTGACATGTTTAGTTTAAGTAGTTTGCTCTCAGATGTATCTACATCAAGAGCTTGCAACCATGCTTCGTCTAATGCATTTTCGCTGTCAATAAGAACAACAAAAATACCTTGATCTTGTGCATGTTTTACAATATTTCCAGAACAAAAGTAACTTTTACCTGCGCCACTTTCTCCTGCAAAAACAGACACTTTACCTAGTGGAATACCTTTTTTAAAGTCTCCACTAATTAAAAAGTTAAGTGCATAAGAACCTGTGCTGATCCAATCTGTTGGATCATTAAAGCCTGCACTCATACCAGTGATACTCTTTGTAAGTTGTGTCCTAAACTTACTAGGATCAAAAGATTTTGTAGCCATACATACCTCCTAAAAAGCGTAAAGGCTGTAGACTTGTTTACTAAAAAACAAGCCTACAGCGTTGTTTTTACTGATTTTGACGTGCTCTGATCATTGCAAGAATGTCGCTTGCGCCGCCTGCAGATTCAGCAGGTGCTGCTGCTGGAGCAGGTGCTGCTTCTGCTGCTGCTTCTTCAGTTGACTTAAAAGGAATGTCATCTTCTACTGGAGAAGGTGTTGGTGCTGCTGGTGCTTGTGCTACTGGGTCACCTGTTCGTGCAGCCATTCCGCTAGGACGGAAATAATTGCTCCAACGATCTGGATCATATACTTCACCGTCGACACTTGCTTCAAACATTTCAGTAAGAACTTTAAGCTCAACTTCGCCTGGTTTTTTAGGAAGGAAGTCGTTTAGATTAAACAGACCGTGTGTGTTTACTGCTGCCATCTCTGCATCACCTAGTGGACGCTCTCTACGTGCCCAATTACTTGCGCCATAATCTGCATAACCGCCTTTGGTTCCTTTTGACAAACGGAAATCTACACCAGCAGTATAATCTGTTGGTAGTTCTTCCATATCAGGATCCATTAGTGCTGCTTTGATTAATTGGAAAATTTGTGGACCAATGATGAATCTACGAATGGGATTCTCTGGTTGAGAATCTTCTTTTAATGGATCATCTACAACAAAACCTTGGAAGATGTAAGAACGCTTTTTCCAATACTTACGACCCATGTCTTCAAGACTTGGATCTTTGAACCAACCACGCACCTCTTGTAGGATTGGGCAAGATTCACCATACATTTCCATACATGGAACTTG